AGAACTCCTTCTGAAGCAGAACTGCATTTACAAGAAGTACTAGATAGCATTTCAGGCAGTACTGAATACGCTAGAACAGTAACGGTATTAGGTAAACAGTGGGATAACGCTTCAAGAGCTTTGGTTGTAGAACATCCTGAGATTGTGGCAGACATCAACAAACATATGGAGTCTGGGATGTTTGACACAATCTGGAATGAAGTAGAAAAACAACGGATGTTTGGAAGACTGGGTGGAATGAACGACTTAGAGGCATACTACAGAGTGGGTGAAGCAATGTATGCCAACGAGAAACAGAACAATACACAAGTTCCAAACAACCAACCTAATACACAAAGAAACAAAGTAGCAGCAGGAACCAAGGGAAGCAGAAATACTCCTAATCCTGCTGAAGTGGTAAATGTACTTGAACTCAGTGATGAAGAGTTCGAGAAGATGTTTAAAAGGAAATAGAAATGGCTGGCGAACCGAATATGTATAAAACTGGTGGAAATACTTCCACCGTTGATGCTCAAACTGGTAGTAAACAAGTTCAAGAATACTACTACATTAAGAAAGCCCTAATTGAAGCTGCTAAAGAAAAATACTTTGGTCAGCTTGCTGATGTTACTCAAATGCCTAAACACCATGGTAAGAGCATTCGAGTCTATCATTACATGCCTTTGCTTGATGACCGAAACAAGAATGACCAAGGTATTGATGCTAGTGGCACAGTAATTGCCAATGGTAATTTGTATGGTAGTAGTCGAGATATTGGTACTATTCCAGGTAAACTTCCTGTTCTTCGTGAACAAGGTGGTCAAGTAAACCGAGTAGGTTTCTCTCGTAAGTTGATTCAAGGTACTATGGCTAACTATGGTATCTACCATCAATTTACCCAAGATAGTATTCAATTTGATTCTGATGAAGAATTGCTTGAACACTTCAACCGTGAATTGATTGTTGGTGCTAACCAGCTTAGTGAAGACATGCTGCAACTTGACCTTATCAATGCAGCAGGAACTATTCGTTACACTGGTTCTGCTACAAGTAATGCTACTGTTGCTGATGTTGTTACTTACAGCGACCTGATGCACTTAGCAATCGACTTGGACAATAACCGTACACCGAAACAAACCAAGATTATCACTGGTACTCGATACATTGATACTCGTGTTATTCCTTCTTGCCGTGTTATGTTTGTAGGTAGTGAACTGCTTCCTACTCTGCGAGCAATGAAAGACCTGCACAACAATCCGGCCTTCATTCCAGTGCAGCATTATGCTGCTGGTACTCAAGTACTGAATGGAGAAGTAGGTAGTATTGATATGTTCCGTATTGTCGTTGTTCCTGAAATGATGGCATGGATTGGTGCTGGTGCTACTACTGCTGCTGGTTTCTATAATGCTAATGGTAAGAAGAACGTCTATCCGATGCTTGTTGTTGGTGATGAAAGCTTTACCACTATTAGCTTCCTTACTGATGGTAAGACAACCAACTTTAAGAAGATTATCAAGAAACCGAATGATGAAACTGCAAGCAACACTGACCCATACGGTAAAGTAGGTTTCTGTTCATTGCAGTGGTGGTATGGTTTTGCTGCTCTACGTCCTGAACGTATTGCTATTATCAAAACTGCTGCTAAACTTTAATTTAAGCTAAACTACTAGGGTAGCAATAAAGCTACCCTTTAATTTATTAGGAGAGAAATAATGGCTGATAAAAGTGAACGAGAACTACTGCTAGAAAGAGCTGCTGCAATGGGCCTTGAAGTACCAGATAACATTCCTACTGAGAAGTTGAAAAGTGTCATTGAAAAAAAGCTTGGTACTACTTCTACAAAAGAGGAATCAAAAGAAGAGCAAGAAAGCGACTACGAAACTGCATTTAAAGAAGCAACTAAATTAATTCGTTGTCGTGTGGTTCCTAATGATGTACTCAAGCGAGATTGGGATGGTGAGATTATTACGGTAAGTAATGCTGTAGTAGGTACCATCAAGAAATATGTACAGTTCAATGAACCCTATCATCTTCCTAATATTATCTATCTGACTTTGCTTGATGCTAAGTATCAAAACACTGGTGGAGCCAAGAAGGTAAATGATGTAGCAGTAGAACCTGGTAAGTTAGTCCCTGCTTATAACATTGAAGTGCTTCCTCCTTTGACAGCAGAAGAACTAGAACAACTTCGTCAATCTCAAAATGCTAGACAGGTAACTGAACAATGATATTGAAGCAGCTCACTATACCTGAGCGCATTAATGTCAGAGACTTAACAGAACAGTCTCTATCAGGACAAGGAGTACTAGATGTACTCCTTTCTACTATGCGCTTACACCTAGACAGGGAATACAAAGAAGGAAGGATTACTGGTAAAGAATACAGTGAAGCTTTCATTCAAGCTTATACAGTAACGCTTGAACAGGCTATTCAATTCTTACTTCAGAAAGAGAAGCAAGCCTATGAAATAGACTTGTTAGAAGCACAAGCAGAGAAGCTAAGAAAAGAAATCAAGCTACTAGACTTGGATATTCTTATTAAAGCAATGCAGCTTGAGATGGCTAAGATAGAGCTTGAGATGAAGAAGATAGAACTTCTTATCAAGCTTGGTGAACTAGAATTAGCCAGAGCACAATTAGCTTTACTTAAATGGAAAATCCAAACAGAACGAGCACAAACTGACCCAACACCTATCAGACCTGGTTCCGTTATTGGTAAACAGAATGAAGTGCTTGATGCACAGATACAAGGCTATAAAAGAGATGCAGAACAGAAAGCAGCTCAAATTATGTCTAATATCTGGATTACCCTTGCACAGAACGATTCGGCTAATAGAAACAAAGCTAATGGTTATCGTGATAATTTCATTGGTAGAACAACCAAAGCACTGCTCAATGGTATAGGAGTAAGTGTAGATGGCTTTGATGAAAATGATTTGACTGGTCCATAAGAAAACTTGATATAAACTACCCCCATTATTGGGGGTTTTTCATGGGTAAATATAAAACAAGTACTGGGGTTAGTAATGACTTACTAATACCTAAAGATAAGCACCCTAGAACATCAAGGGATGCAACAAGCAGATGGATACATGACCAGTTCAATAATCCTAACCAAGATTCACTAGCAGAGACAGTAAACAATGCCATAGCTACTTCTCTACCTAAAACAATACAACGCTCAAGAAAATGGGTAAAGAACCACTACAATGAAGTCTATCTTCCTTCACAGTCAAGAAGCATCTCCCAAACCAAGGAAAGACAACTATTCCAGTCATACTTGAATAATAGATTCTCTTCCTTGGTTCAGGTGAACTACGCAATAGAAGATACAGAAATTAGAACTGTAGTAAGACATATCATGCAGCAAGAGTGTTCTTACAATGCTCAAGAGAATACTTTCCTATATCAAGGAGAGCTTACTTATTTAGAAGATGTCCGTGTAAGAATTAAAACACCTAATACAGACCCTGCTTATCCATACAGCTTTACTTCAGGGGAAACACCCTTTAGAGCACTCAATCTAGATGCCCCTCACAGCGTTATACAGGTAGCTCCAAACTTACCTGAAGGGTTCTTTGTAGTAGGTTGTTTCAAGGCTTTACATAGACGTATAGAGACCATAAAGAGGGTTACTGGTCTTCCTGATGAAGTGGTGGGAACCAGAGAAGAGAAAGAGAATATGGATAGGATATACCTTGATAGTTATTCCTTTCCTCCTACGGTTACTGAGCAGCAGATATCAGCCAATATTTTTGAAAGAACTACTACTACTGTTTATAAAAGAACAGTAGAAAGATTCCACTCTTTTGGTAAATTCAGCTATGACATAGGTAAAACAGAAGATGATGCTATACCTGATATTCCTCCTGATATTGGTACATATTATTCTCTTGGTTTTCTGGTTAATGGTAAGCAAGATTATTTGTTACTCAGTAAGAAAGAACTGGGAGCATTGGGAAAGGTACTAGATGCGGGTAAGACCTACCAAGAATTTATACCTAAGCTTTACTTCAGATTTGATAAAGAATACTTAGCTAAAGGACATCCTTTATATAAACCTAGTATTAGATACTGTGCAAAGTTAGGTCTTCCTTATCACACATTACTGCGTAAGGTTAAGAAAGGAATAAAAGACGAACAACTAGATAAGATAGTAAGTGTCTATCTTAACTTTGGTATTAAAGCAAAAGGTAAAGCATATGATGAACTACTCTATGTATGGAACTTTATAAAAGACTGGTACTTTGAAAGCTGTGCTAACAATGAAGTATCTCCTTCCTTGGTTCAAGATAACGAAGTAAAAAGTAGTGAGCTTATCTTTGATAATAAAGTACAGAAACAAAGATTAAAAGCAGGAGTCATTAAAGTAACCATTGAAAGCTCTAGTAGATACCAGAAAGGAACTATTTATGGAGGAGCTAATAATAAACCTTGGGATGGTACAGATTTAACAGGTAAAGGTAGATGGTTAATTAGTGCTTATCAAATAGAAGATAACAAGCTAATTATATTTAGTGTAGATAATCCAATAATGCTTTCACATGTCTATAAAGGACATATGGCAGAGGTTAATTTAGAAAGTGAGAATGCTACTTTAATCTTTCCTGTCTCTTATGATTACTATCGTAACATCAAGAAGTTTAGAACCAAGGAAGCAACCTTCTATGATTCACTTTATTTGGAAGCTACTACCTTTGTACAGGTTAAGAAGAAATGGTATGAAAGAGGTTGGTTTAAGATTATAAGCAAGATAGTAATAGCAGTAATCAGTATCTTTACTTATGGTTATGGTACTACTCTATATGGATTACTTTATACACTTGCTTATAACTTAGCTATTCAAGTAGCAGTACAACTAGGACTTAAAGCTCTTTATAAGATACTACCTGCTACTTGGTTAAAGTTCTTTGGCTTTGCTTTAGCAGCATTAGCTATCTATGCAGGAGTAACTAACTACTTTGATTTAAGCAGGGCATTTGCAATCTTACAAATGAAAGCAACTACTCTCTTAGATTTATCGAGTCAATTCATGGGAGCTTCAGCAATGAAAACACAAGCAACCATGATTGAACGTGGTAAAGAAATGCAACAAAGAATGAAGAGACTAGAAGAATACAAGAGAGAACTTCTCTCTTCTGGTTCCAGTGTTGATACAAGAAAGCGAAACATAAACTATCTTGAATCACCTACAGAGATGATACAAAGAACCTTAAGTGTAAATGTAGGATTACTACCCATAGGCTTTATCTCTACCTCTGTTGCATATGCTTTACAATTACCAACATTAACTGAAACCATAAACAGGAGAAATCTCAATGGCAGTACTAGACTGGAATACACCGAGTTGGGTGGCGGACAGATTCCCTCAGACAACCAATACTGGTGGGACGATACTTAATCCTAATGGACAAATGACTACTACTTATCCAATAGGTAACAACTACTATGGTCAGATTGCAGTAAACCCTAATAGCATTCCTAATCAAACACTAGCTCAAGCATGGAATACATCTAGCTTTGCAGACCGTATGAATACTATCTTTGGTGGTTTGCAAACATTAGGTAATCTCTATGCAGGTTTAAGAGGTGTATCTCTTGCTAATAAACAATTCAAACAGCAACAAGCACAATGGAATGCTACTTGGGATGCAACCAAGAAAGGCCTGAATGAAGCACTAGCTAACCGTAGCTATAACCGTAATAACGGTGATATGGGTGCAGTGCAAAGAGACCAAGAAAGATATGGGATTAAATAATGGGCAAAATACAGATTATTGGGCCTCAGGCAGTTAATAACAGCGCAGCTAATGCGCTGTTTCAACAATCAGCAGATAAACTAGCTAATGCCTTTAATCCATTGGCTCAAGCCGTAGATAGAGGTCTCAAGAACAATGAAGAGAGAGCTACAGGTATTCTGCAACAATACATTATGCAGAATGACCCTAGCTCACCTGATTTTGAAGCTGGTTATCACAATCTTAAACAGCAGCTTGGTGTAGCAGTAGATGAACAGAAGATTGCAGCTACTATTGACCAGAGACAAGAGAGCATTCTCAGAAGAGCTGGTATGGAATTAGAGAACCAGCAGAAGCAATGGGAATTAGATACTAATCCTTATAGAGAAACAGCCTTAGGATTAGCTAATAAACAAGCTGAAGCTAATATAACCGGCACTGGATTAGATAACAGTAAGAAAGAAAACGAACTTGAGGTACAAGCAGAAGTACAAGCAGCAATGCCTTTAATTAGTCAAATTGCTGAAGCAAGACGTTCAGGTGCAATAACAGATGCTCAAGCACTAGAACAAATGCAAGCAGTATCTGCTAAATATCCTTTAGCAGCAGGACAGCTACAAGACGTTATGTCTGCTAGTTATGGACAGAAACTTCAAGGAGATAACCTAGCTATTAACTACACAAGAAACGTAGCAGATGATTTCCCTGAAGAACTCATCGCTTGTCCTACCCTACAAGAGGCCCTAGATATCATAGAAATGGAAGAAATAGAAAGAGACCTCTTTGATGATTAAGAGGTCTCTGGGTTATGTTCTCTAAGACAATTTATATCGTCATACTGAAAATTCGTGTGGTGGGTACATTGCGCTGCAACCTTAGGTCAAATGCCATACAGATATTTCTGACAAAGGGTTTGCCGGCATCAGTAACCTCAATGGCATGAGGGAAAATACGTATGAGCCCATCCTTCTCCATTTCCGCAAGACGGGATTTG